TAATTTGCTAGGACTGCTTGTGCCAATTCCTAAGTTTCCTGCGTTAAATCTAGCTTTTTCACTACCGCCATCACTAAATATAATATCCCCACCGTCTGCATCTAGGGTGAGATCCCCTGCGACATCAATAGTCATGTTACCAGCATTAACTAAATTAGAGCCTGATCCTATAGTAACTTGATTGTTAAAAATAGCCGCTCCTGAAGCTGACATATCAAGAGTAAGGGCTGTAATTGTACTGCTATCGTCTACCCCATTAAATTTGATATCTTTATCTGCAACATTCGATTTGATGATAAAGTCTGAGGATGAATTACTAAACGTTCCTATTGTAGTGCCACCATCTTTGAAAGTTATTTGGCCGTTGTCTGCATCTAATACAATATTTGTTGCAGCGTCTATAGTTATAGTGCCACCATCAGAAATAGTAGAACCATTAATAGTTATATCATCAACAGTAAGAGTTGTTAGTGTACCCAGGCTTGTTATGTTCGGCTGAGCAGCGGTTGATAATGTCCCTGACATACCACTAGAGAAAACTGCTGCTTGTGGAAAGGTTACTGCACCTCCGTCAGCTATAGTCATAGCGTTATCGCCATCTGTAAAACCTATAGCGGCTGTTTGTAACTCTCCACTAGTTTTTATATCACCACTTACATCCAACTTAGTAGAAGGTGATGAAGTACCTATACCCAAGTTACCAGAAGCATCAAATCTAGCAGATTCTACTGTTGTACTTGATGTTCTTCTTTTAAAAACAATTTGTCCAGCTGCGGTATTATTATTAGATTCAATCGACATAATCCCGTTATCGTGATAGATGTTTGCACTTATAGAAGTGTTAGCTGAATCTACTAAAGTGAAATGTTTTTCTGATAAACCATTAGCAGTTGCTTGTATAACTCCAGCAACTTCTAACTTTTGTGAAGG